AATGACAAGAACAGTTGAAGAAAAGAACCAGTGGGACATGCAGGCATACGGATGCCGTGCAGCTGCGATAGATAACGCTCTACAAGATTATCGTGACCCATTGATGTTAGCTGCGAGTATGCTATCAGACGCTCAAGAGGTTATCTCTGGAGAGTATGGACAACCTGACACGGAGACTGCTCGCCAGTTTATGAACCGTGCTAAGTATATCATATTCAAAATGATGAAGGATAACCAAGATGCCACAGCCTAACTTTGAATATAAGAAGGCGCTTGCCCTTGGTGATAAGGCTTTTGAAGCCCTAGTGACCGAAAAGATACTTCAGCTCGTACCAGAGGCCACAGCCACCTGGACGAACTATACGCTGTTCCTAAAGACCAGTGATGGTGACATGCAGAGAGTAACCAATTACCTTGCAAGCACCTATGGTATGGATAACATTGACATTAACCAAGTAGGAGAAGAATATGCCATTGACTTTATATAGAGCCAATCAAGAACTAGCCATAGTAGCCAAAGAAGAAAACAATAAGGTCATAGAAGCCATGTATGATGACCTTATACTATTACCAAACCTCATGGCAGACCCGAGATTCTATGGTCCCGATCCGATTGATTGCGACCCTGGCTGGTATTGGGATTCCAATGGAGATATTGATGGGTAAAATGAAAACAAAACAGGACGCATTGGATTGGGCATTAACATATTTAAGGGAGGTTGTCGGAGTAGAGATTGAAGACAACGAAGAATACCAAAAAGCAACACAAATAAACGAGGAGGCACCATGGGTAAAATGAAAGAACTGGTTATAGAGGTATTAGAAGCCCTAGAGGTAAACGACTACGAAACGGTAGCAAACCAATTTGGCATGACTATACCTCAGGTGGTGCAGATAGCCAAAGATTATGGTGGAGATGGCATTAACGATAGCGATGCGCCTTAGTGCTGGTCAAGGAGCCTCCAGGACAGTTGGAAGGAGTCCTCTTGATGAAGGTCTATGCCTCTAACATCCTTTTGACGCTGTTAAAATCGACTATGCGTCCAGCGAATTTCGCTTTTCGTTTAGAGGATACTTACCACAAATTTACTTTACCTCCAGCGAAATCGCAAAAGCGTTTCGAGGATACTTACCATTATCCAGGCAAATTCGACTTTTCGATGAGAGGATACTTGCCACACTTTTACACTATATTATGATAGGATACTAAAATGAGATTACAAAAAGGCGTTTACTACATCGGAGACTTATGTTATGTGATGCACCCCGAATGGGACGAAGTGTGTCAATTACTTGAAGGTGACCAATACCCTAACGAAGGACAGTTTAGATTATCAGACGGAAGACAGTTTGCTATGTTTTATACTGCCTATGGTGATGGTGAATACTATGACAAGCAAGGTCGTGCCTACTGTGTGGACTCTGGTAGTTTAGGTTGTATTAAAGTGGAGAATCTTACAGAAGAAGTGGACGAAACTTTAGGGAATATAGTTGAGATGCCCTATGACTTCTATGTATATTCAGATAGTAAAACACTACACTTTGGCCATATAGAGATTGATACAGAATGATTGATTATATACTCATATTCACAGCCTCATTCTTCCTTGTTGGATTACTAGGTCTCCAGAGCAAGAATGTTCAACACTCACGTTATATAGCGGCTGCAATCACCTCTATGGCCATATCGCTCGCAAACTTCGTGTTTGTCAAGTCAGTAGCCACAGGAGGGTTTGACATCATGGTCACAGGCATGGTCGGTGGGGCTTGTGGTATCATTGTAGCCATCTATGCCCATGACCACCATTTAATGAAAGGAAGTAAAGATGAAAATTAGAAATGTGTTAAGAGATATCTATGTAAAGGTAATACTTTATACGAATAGCCTCTATACCTATTGGGAACTTCTGTTAGCCTTTGGTATTGGAGTAGTATTGGGTGGATACCTGTTATATTAGGGTTACTCTCGGAAAAAATCCCTTGGAAAAATTTAGGAGAAAAGAATGAAAAACGTGTTGAATTTTGTGGGCCATCTATTGACCATATTGTTTACGATGGTATTTATAGGGGTGCTATCCCATGTATTATATGATATCGTCAAGTTTGGTTGGGACCTAGTATAATGGAATATAATTGGCAGAATTTCAATAACCTTGGTTTCGTTTGGGCTCAATTAACACCCGAACAATTAGAACCCATTTGGCAAGAAATAAGAGAGATACAGGCTGATTTTGATAAAGCCATTTCCGCTAATCATTATTTAGTTGGGAATAGTGAACATGGATATGAATTGATAAAATGTCATGGATATGTGGAAAAACTTATACATCCGCTTACCGCTGGGTATGATGAACAGTATGGTAATTATACAAGGCTGGATCTAACTCATGTGAAATCCCAAGATGGTGTTAGCTTAGTGTTAGATAGGTTATGGGTTAACTTTGTAAAGAAAGGCGATTTCACCCCACCACACACACATGGCGGAGTTATGAGTTTTGTAATTTGGATGGATACTCCATATAATATTGAAGATGAGGTTAATCGTGGATCAGAAAAAGACGCAGAATCAAGAGTAGCGGGTCATTTTTCTTTTCAATACACTAATACTTTGGGTGAAATCAAACCACACCCAATACCTGTTGACCGTAGATTTAATGGAAGAATAGCTTTATTTCCTGCCAAAATGACCCATCAGGTATACCCATTCTATACATCCGATGAGTATAGAATATCTGTATCGGGTAATTTTTATTTTACGGACAACAAAGTTTAGTTTTATACATAGATGTGAACCATTAGTTTATTTGGAAGAGGAAAAACAAGCCGTGTACCTTTGTCAAAAGATACTGGATACATTAGACACCCATCGGAGTTTATTCGATGGTTATCAACGACAGCCGGATATAGCCAAGAACCTCCAAAAAGTATTAAAGCCATTCCACGCCAAGGTTAAGGTGCATACAAATAAGACACTTGACCGAGGCGATATAGCTATAGGTGGTGAGTTTCACTATGATAGAACTTATCAGCCTATACACCTACACTTACACTTTTCGCCTAAGGCACAAGGTAAGTTTCAATGGACTGATAAGTGGGAACACTTTAGATTTTTAGTGGCACAGGTACTTCAGCATGAGTTGGTTCATCAGCATCAATGTCAGTTTCCCGAGCATGCCGAAGGTAACTATTATGATATGAACATTGATGACAAGGATATTCATTACTTTTCTGAACTGGATGAAATTGATGCTTTTGGTCACGATATAGCCATGGAGATAAGATATTACTATCCCAAGGAAGACCCATATCAAGTATTAAAGACCGTGTCAAGGCGTAAGTATATTCACTCATATAAGTATTATACGAACACATTCAAGGGATTAGATTGGACTTGTATTCGCAAGAGGCTCATTAAGAAAGCGAATAACTGGATACCATTTACACACATTTAAAAAGGAGAAGTTATGGGAATCGAATGGATTTATTTGGGAGCTAGTTTAATTATTGGTTACTGTGCATATCATTCAGGCAAGGGTGATGGGCTTAACCTTGGTATTGAACACACTTTAGACCTACTTGAAAAACATAAGATGATTGATATTGCTGACCCAAAATTCGATAAGATATTTGCCAAGCAAAAGGTTGACAAATAACCCTTTTTATGATACAATGGTTTTAATCCCAATTCTAGGTGGGTAGCCCTAGAAACAGAGAGGTCTGGATCCGAGATAAAAACGGATGCGTCATGCGGGATTTGAACTGGCAAGTATCCTAAGGAACCTCAATACTTAGCGCAGGAGGAAATGATATCTGTTCCGACTTATAGTGATTATAAGAATATAGATATTCAAAAATATTATAATGAAATCTGTGTGGATGACATACATATATGCGAGCCAAAAGCTCTTTGATAAAAATAACCCAAAAGGAAATGTAATGAAAAAATTAGTAATCGTAACAGGCGCTATTGCCGCCATCGCAACAACAGTAGCCTCGGCTGCTATTCTTATCTCCCATGATAAGCAAACACAATTTGAACGTGCTGCTCGCCTTCAAAATCTGAGCGTAGTGGCAGTTAAAAACAAAGACTTCGATTTAGCTTGTAAAGCTCAAACTGAAGTGGTTGACGCTTTAGCAAAGGCACATGTTAAAGGTCACGACCTAGTCGGTACAGCTACACAAAACAAAACAGAGTTATGTGTTAAGGCATTAGTAGCTGCTAAATAGTATTAAGTGTGATTGGGGCATTGCGTCCCGTGGCACACTATAATCTACCACAAAATGCCGCCAGATGAACGCTTTGCTAGTTTATTATGAATCTTTAAACCGAAAATAAACTAGCACTTTTTAATACTATGAGCCTGTGATATGATTGACATTTTAGACTATTTAAGCGAAGAAGAAAAACTACAAACTTCACACATTAATAAAGATTTGTGGGGTGAGGAAACTCTACTTGATTTAAGACCCAATTTCGGTTCAGCTGGACGCTCAGCACAAAAATCAGGCGCGATGTTGGAAAAAGTTGTTGGACGAATTGTATATCAATTTTCTGAAAAACATCCAGGTTTGATAACTCATAGCTTTCACAGTTGGGGTCAAGCTTCATATAAACCAAATTTCAATTGCCATTATAATTTACCTCGTAAAGGTGATGGCGAAATCATAACACAATCGAGAAATAAAATTCATATTGAATGTAAAGAGCTTGGAAATGTAGAATCTCATTTTGATAAATTATCACACATATTATTAAATGTGATTGAAGGTTGTTATGGTAAAATATTTTGGTTGGTTTATAATTATGATAGAAGTAATGGAAACAATTACAAAATAGAATCCATGATTAGAAGACACAAAGAAATCCAATCACAAGTTAGAATACGGGGTATTATCTTTGAAACCATTGATGTTACGGATTTAGACAAACATTTAAACGAAAAACACTTAAACGATTTGAATGAATGTTTATAATTTTATTACAGGAAAAATAATGACAGAAGAACAAAAATTACAAGAAATTTCTATCAAAGTGGATGAGTTTTTATTAAACTTACTCCAAGACTATAAACTATCACCAATAAATATATCAGCTATCATCTCTGGTCGTGTTTATATGTTTAATGAATCTGCTGACACCTTGGAAGAATTCAAACAGTTATTAGAGCAGGTAATTAAAATTCAACCATCAGATATTAAACCAGTGACCATACAATGAAAAAATCAGACACTATTGCATTAGTAGCTATTATTGTGGCTGCAATTTTATTATACATTGTGGAGAAACTATGAACACACTTTACGCTTTATTATTAATCACATCTACAGGAATTTCAGAAGGATATACTTTCAATTCTTTATCAGAATGTCAGGTTGTAGCTTCAAAAATTAAACAACATGAAGCCGTTTGTGTTGAAAAGAAAGTTGCCAATCCAGATGTCCAAATGAGGCAAATGATGTCAATGTTTAAGAACATGGTTACTGAAATGAAAGAAATGCAAAAATAGTTGATATAAATAAACTATATAATATTAATTAATGAAAGTGTGTGAATTATGAATTTTATACCATTAACCATCGTAGATGATTTCTTTGATAATCCAGATATTGTCCGTGAATTTGCTCTTCAACAAGTATTTCATCCATCTCCTGGAAATTACCCAGGCCAAAGAACCGACACACTCGATAAAATTAATCCAGAGTTACTAGACACACTCACTAAAAAATTATTTTCTCTATTCTATAATTTTAATTATGAATCTGTCAATTGGCAAGTATCAGCTTACTTTCATAAGATTCCAGCTTTCTATGAATCTGGTTGGATCCATACCGATGATACCATGAATATGTCTGGTCTAGTTTATCTTAGCCCAACACCAAAAGACGCATTTAATTGTGGAACTTCCGTCTATACTCGCAAAAAAGAATATGCGTTTAATAAAGTAAATCCTGGCGGCATAATGAACAAATACTATAAAGACCATTCGGTTCCAAAAGAAGAATTTGAAGAAGCTCGCCAAGCTAACAATGCTCAATATGAAGAAACAATTCGAGTAGGCTACAAATACAACCGCCTTGTGACCTATGACGCCATGTTACCACATCGACCAAATAATTTCTTTGATGATGGTACACAAAATTCAGAACGATTAACACTGGTATATTTTGTAGAACAATTATATGCTAACAAATATCCAATTACAAGAATGAGGACCGCAAAAAATGAAGCAGCCTAAAAGAATAGCCGTTGTTGGCGGTGGCACCGCAGGTTATGTAGCCGCACTTATACTTAAAGCTAGGTTAAACTGTGAGGTTGATTTAATCTATTCTAATCGTATCGGTATCATAGGAGTGGGTGAAGGTTCAACCGAACATTGGGCTGAATTTCTTCGACATATTGGAGCGACACCACATGAAGTTGTCCGTGAATGTGACGCTACTGTTAAAATTGGTATCATGTTTCAAAATTGGGGTAAAGAAGATTACTTACATAGTATCCAAGGTGGTTTTGCTCATTCAACCGGATTGACACCAACAGTTTACCTTAAAATGATTATGGATGGAGCTACATCTAAAGAAATTGGTTCTCCTCACATTTGGGATAATAAGTTTGAAGTTCCTTACTTAACTGATGGTCCAGCTTTCCAAAGTAATCAATTCCATTTTAATACTAAATCACTTAATAATTGGTTACAAAGAAAATCAAGCCAATGGGGTATCAATCTAATTGAAGATGAAATTTTAGATGTGACCTTAAACGAACAAGGCGAAGTCTCCACAATTCGTGGTGAGAAAGCTACATATCAGTATGATTTCTATATTGATGCTACAGGATTCAAACGATTACTCATCAACAAAGTCGGTGGTAAATGGAACTCATATGGTAAGTATTTGAAGATGAAATCAGCAATCGCTTTTGCTACTCCTGATCCTGAAGAATATAATATGTGGACAGTAGCTCGTGCCATGGACTATGGTTGGAACTTTAGAATTCCAACGTGGGGTCGCCAAGGCAATGGATACATTTTTGATTCTGATTATATTACAGCTGAACAAGCTAAGATGGAAATTGAGAAATTATATGGCCATGAAATCGAAGTTGGTAAAACATTTAATTTTGATTCTGGTGCTCTACATGAACCTTGGATTAAAAACGTAGTAGCTGTTGGGTTGAGTGCTAACTTTGTTGAACCTATGGAAGCGTCCTCTATTGGCTCTTCGATTCAACAATCTTTCTTATTGATGCACATGCTTTCTGGATATGATGAAAAGACAATCAAAAAATATAATAAATCTATCAATGAAATGACTGACAATATCCGAGATTTTATTGCTCTTCATTATGTGACACAAAAGGACAATACACAATTCTGGAAAGATATCCAAGACACACCTTTACCAGACACATTAATGGAAAAACTCCAATGGTGGCATCATCATATTCCTACAGCTGCTGATTTCACACACAATACTGGATACATTATGTTTAGTCATATGCACCATATCCATATTTTACATGGTCTAGGGTTATTCAATAGAGATAGTTTCAAAATGCAATGGGATGGGTTGAATCCAAACCTTCAATTACAAATTGAAGAACAGATTAAACAACTTAAAACAGCCAAGTACCAAACCATTTCTCACAAACAGGCCATTGGTATTATCCGTAATAGTTAAAATCTTTTAGTAGGGAATATATTATGAATGTGACTGAATTATTTTTGATTGCTATGTTTGGTATTTTTACGATACCGTATCTTATCTGGCGATTAGGTAAAACCGAATATTTTGCACCATTGGTTGTGGTACAAATCATTAGCGGTATCTTATTGGGTCCAGGTGTATTTGGATATTTCTTCCCCGAAACTTTTCACACAATCTTCGATAAACCAATTATGCAATCTTTAAGTGGGATTGCTTGGTGGGCTGTAAGTATTTTTATCTTTTTAGCTGGGATTGAATTAGACCTTTCTCGGTTAAAAGATAGTAAACGTGAGAGTGCCATCACATCCGGTTTAGCGTTAGGCGTACCTCTATTATTTGGCAGTTTAGCTGCACTTACTTTATTAGGAACACCTGGATGGGTTGGTGAGAAGGCTCAGTCTTGGCAGTTCGTATTAGGTATTGGTATGGCTTCAGCTGTTACTGCATTACCAATTTTAATTCTCTTTATGGAGAAGATGGAGATCCTACGTCAACCAATTGGTCAACGTATTCTACGCTATGCTAGTTTAGATGATATTGCTATTTGGGGAGTTCTTGCCATTATTCTTCTGGATTGGACTAGGTTATCGCATCAAGCTTTATTTTTAATAAGTTATGTTGGTTTAGCTTTCTTATTACGAAAATTAATTCCACGATTACCAAATATTGATAGATTATATGTAGCTTTAATTTGGTTGGTGACTTGCGCTTGGGCTGCTGATTGGGCGGGATTACACTTTATGGTAGGCGCCTTTTTGGCGGGCGCTGTATTGGATATGAAATGGTTTGGCCAAGAACAAATCGACAATCTACGCAGAAATGTTTTGATGGTGATGATGCCTGTATTTTTCTTAAGCACAGGTTTAAAAACTAATTGGGAAATGGGTGGAATTTTAGTGGTACTTGTAGCTCTATTAATGTTCGTTTCTCAATTATTAGGTAAATTAGCTGGTCTATGGGCCGCTGGTAAAATTCTTAAATGGCAACCAGGTGAAAGTATGTTAATTGGTTGGTTATTACAAACCAAGGCCTTGATTGAAATTATCTTTGTCAACGTATTATTAGATAAGGGTATTATTACAAATCAGATGTTTACCGTAATGTTGTTGATGGCTATACTAAGCACTATGGCAACTATACCCGTAGTTACACCAAAACTACAAAAACTAAAACAGTTGATTCTAAAAAATTAATCTTTGCCTCAAATTTCATTGAGGTATGATATAATGGTTGTGTTAAATTAATAGGGGAAAATAAATGCCTAACTGGTGTAGCAATTCAATTACAATCACGAGTAATAAAGAAAACATTGATAAGTTTGAAACCTTTCTACAAGAAAAGAATGGTAAAGAATGGTTTGATTTCTTTAACCCATGTCCTGAAGAATTAAGAGATGTTGATTCTCCTAATAAAAATAAAGATGCTGATGCTTTACTTGAAAAGTATGGCCATCCAGATTGGTATTCTTGGTCAATTGAGAAATGGGGAACCAAATGGAATTGTGATGCACAGGATTGGAACCGAGATGGTGATAGTATATCATTCTGGTTTGATTCTGCTTGGGCGCCTCCAACAAACCTTTATGAAAAAATATTTGATGAAGGTTACGAAGTAGAAGCGTATTACCTCGAAGAAGGTATGCAATTCGTAGGTAAGTTTTCGGATGGAACTGATGATTACTATGAATATTCAGATGTTGAATCACTAAATGACATTCCAGAAGATATTGTTGAAAATTGGAACCTCCGTGAGAACATGGAAGAATGGGAAGCAGAAAATATTGAAGAGGAAAACGATAAAGATGAGTAAATTTACAACCGAAGACGCAAAAAATCAAATAATACACGAGCTTCGCCGTGGAATTATGAATGTTGTATTCACAAAAGCTGACGGAAGTGAACGGAAACTGATTTGCACACTTTCCGAAGACAAAATTCCTACTGATAAAATGCCCAAAGGCAACGGAAATGCAAAAAATGACGCGGTTTTACCAGTTTTTGACATGGAGAACAATTCTTGGCGAAGTTTTCGCTGGGATTCAGTCCAAAAAGTTGACTTTTTAGGATAAATACACAACCACTTTTACGGAGATAGATTATGGCACAAGCAGGACAAGGAAAAATTCATCCGGGTCGTAGAAAAGCAAATCCTATGATGACAAAAAACGGTAAACCTAGATTAGGTCCATTAAATATGAAACAATTGACAGATTTGCTAGCAAAAACAACGAAGCCAAAAGAAAAAGTGAAAATTGAAAATCAGGTAACAAGGAAAACAAAGAAACAACATGCTGAAGCCAAATTATAAGAAAAATAAACCATTTGGACTCAAAGTTGAACTAGATGACAGACTACCCTTTGAAAAAGCATTAAGACTTTTTAAGCGTAAAGTAGAAGATTCTGGACTTTTGAATGAAATCAAAGAAAGAATGGAATATAATAAGCCTTCAATCCATCGTAAAGTAGCAAAAGGTCGTGCCGAGAAAAGATGGCAAAAGAAACAAGAAAAAACTCAGCTCGAAGGTAAGTCCAAAAAGTATTAGACCAATACGGTCAAACATTTGCATAAATAGATAGTAAAAATCACATTATCTATATCCCTTACACCACAAGTGTAATTGTCTTTGAAGTTTCATTCTAAAGTGAGCCCATATGAAAACTTTATCACAATTAACGGTTGTCGGTATTTTATTATTCTTTATTTGTAAGTGTGTTGAAGCAGCACCATTACCCGACTATACATTTAAGAGTCCAGCCTTCAACGGACAGGGCTACTCGAGCCATGTTTTAACGATTGAGAATCAGGAACATACTCGTAGAGATGCAGCTAAAAAAGAAATACAATCTGCTCTCGATAAAGCGAAGAATGATGCTCAAAATAGCAATTTACAAAAGTTTCTGAATAATTTAGAATCACGAATATATGCACAGATTTCACAGAACCTGGCCACAGCTATGTTTGCAAGCGGCGGGTCTAATTCTGGCACATTAAATTTTGAAGGCAATACAATGTTTTGGACTAAAGATAGTTCAAGTGTGTATTTGACTGTGACTGATACAATAGGAACACAAACAAGTATTACGATACCATTAGGACAATTTCAATTCTAATGAAAAAATTGTTCGCTTTTTTACTGATAGTATTATTATCGGGTTGCGCTACCACAAAGGTTTTAACTGAACCCGAAAAACCTACTGTTACTAAAAACTTGATGCAGAAAGAGTTTGATATTTTACCTGCACCAAATGGTAAAAAGGTTGCAGTCGCAGTTTATAGTTTTGCTGATAAAACAGGTCAAAGAAGACCGAGCGCTTCAATAGCACAATTATCGACAGCTGTGACACAAGGCGCTGAATCATTTTTAATTAAAGCCCTACAAGATGTAGGTCAAGGCCATTGGTTCGATGTAGTAGAAAGAGTTGGTATTGATAATCTAACAAAAGAGCGAATGATTATCCGCCAAATGCGTGAAGCATATGAAGGTGATAAAGCTAAACCCTTGGCACCAATGATGTTTGCTGGTATGATTATTGAAGGTGGTATTGTTGGATACGATTCAAGTGTTAAGAGTGGCGGTTCAGCTGCAAGAATGTTGGGTATTGGACCACAAACTCAATATTCAGAAGATATAGTGACTATCAGTTTAAGAGCTGTTAGTGTGAATACAGGTAAAGTATTAGTGTCTGTGACCGTGCAGAAAATTATATATTCAGCTTCAGATAGTTTAGCAATTTTAAAATTTGTGAAAAACGGAACACAAGCATTTGAATTTGAAAGCGGACTGACTGTCAATGAGCCAGGAACTTTAGCAGTGAAAGCTGCAATCGAAGCCGCTGTGGTTGAACTTATAAAAGAAGGACACAAAAAAGGTGTGTGGGAATTCAAAGAAGAATATACCGCACCCGAAAAAAAGGAGTAAAAAAGTATGAACAAGATAATCAAGATGTTCATGGTAATGTTTTTATTAATAAGCTTTAGTGTATTTGGTGCAGATAATAGCATCTACATTGACCAGAGTGGTGATAATTCTACCATTGATATTACACAGACCGGTGCAGGTAACGTGGTTCGTGGAATTCAAGGAGTTGGTACAAGTAATTCAACACCAGCTAAAATATATGGCGATTCTAATGCTATTGATATTCGCCAAATTGGTTCAACAAATACATTGAACCTTGGTGTAAGTGCTACAACAGCTACTGGTCGTGCTTATGGTATTGATTTAACTTATTATGTAACTGGTAATTCTGGTACCGCTACAATTAATTCAAACAATGCGGGAACAGGAACATCTGGTTCTAATTTCATTGATGTTCGTCAAACAGGTAATTCTGCTTCAATTAACTTGAATGTTTTAGGAAGTAAGAATGATTTCACAGCAGTAACATCTGGCGGTACAGGCAACAGCATCACTGCTACAATAAATGCTGATGAAACCGTAAATAACATTTCAATGACAGGTGGTGGTGGTAATTCACTTACACAAACCACTTCGAGTAATAAAGCAACAAACAATATTACAACAGTCGGTGCAAGTAATGGTATAGTATTATCACAAACAGGAACAGCTGGTACAAATGGTCACGCATTTACACTTAACTTAACTGGCTCAAGTAACGCATTGTCAGTTACACAAGGCGGTACAATTGATACAACAGTTAATCTACAAAGCGCTGGTTCAGGTAATACATGGAACATCACAACAGGTAACTAATAAGCTTGATGTGAAATATCTCCTTACATTATTACTTTTGTTATGTGGTTGCTCATCAGCCTTGGCGGCAGTTGGTAACATCACAGACCAAGTAAACGCTCCGCCAAGCATCCTTCGTAAATCATCCACTCTCACCGGTGCCAAAGGTACTGGTGTTGAGATGGCTGATTCAATCAAAACCACACAAGGTAAAGTTGGCATTACATTTGCTGATGATACTAAAGTCCAAGTCAACGAGAATTCAAAATTAGTCATTGATGAATTTGTGTATGATGCAAGTAATAAAAAAGGTGGCAAGTTAGCTATTAATGTAGCACTTGGTACCGTTCGTTATGCCTCTGGTCAAATAGCACATAATAATCCACAAGCTGTTGCAGTTAATACACCAACAGCCACAGTCGGTGTTCGTGGTACTGATTTTACAGCTACTGTGGATGAGTTAGGTCGAAGCACTATTATTCTTTTACCAAGTTGCCGTAAAGGCTGGCAAGATGTTAAGAAAGATTGTATCACCGGTGAAATATCAGTAACCACAGATGAAGGCACCGTGATTATGAATCAGCCATTTCAAGCTACAAGAGTTGAATCGAAAGAACAAAAACCATTTAAACCGGTGATTGTTAATCTCACAGAAGACCAAATATCCAACATTCTTATTTTATCACCACCTAAAGAATTAAGAGATGGTGCTAATGACCAATCTAAAAAGAAAGCCGAGATGAAAGGTGCTCTTGATGTTGATTTTCTGAAAGAGCAAGGTCTCACTAATGCTCTTGAAAAAGAACAAAAAGAAGTATATCAGGATAAATTAAGTCGTAACTTCCTTGACCAAGATTTCTTGGCTAATGTTCTTGATATTATTAATGCACAGTTAGCTGCACAGTTAGATTTACTTGGTAAAACTAAATCAGGTCTATTACCAGATTATGTTCCAACTTCTGGCGTAACTGTTGAGGTAGATGATTTACAAGTAACATTATGCCGTGATGGTAATGGAGATACTCAATGTATCACCACGCCAAAGAATCAAAACACAACCATTACACAGATACAAGGTCCTGTGGAAATTACAAATAGAGTAAACTCTGGTGGAAGGACTATCATAAATGCTACACAGAATTAGTCTTATATTCCTGTTGTTGTTTAGTCTGACAGCACTAGCGGCGCCTAATGCTATCAGGATGGCCTATAATTTTACCACAGTAAGTCAAACTGTGGTGTTTGATAACACTATGCGAGCAGGCGGAACATTCACACTTTCTACTCAGGCCATGGATGGCGGCGGACGAGCACCAGGTGATCCATTTACTATAAAGATGGTTTTCTATAACAGTAGTAATGCTATTGTAAATACAGCACAGTTAAGCAATACTTTGGTATATGGAAATACAACTCCTACAACATATACAACGACAACTACCAACTGTGGTGGAAGCTGCGCCAATGTTGCTTATGTTAAGGTAGAGTTCTATGGCAAAGATGGCGGCTTTTGGGCCGGCAACTATGGACCGTATATTATTAACCCATCATTGAGTTTTAACGGCGGCTCTAACATTTTATACAATCCAGAGTTTGGTATCTATGGAACCAATGGATTTGCACAAGGTTGGACCAGCACTGCTGGCTGGCAAAATTGTGCCTTGTATTCTGGATCGGCAACTTGTGTAGTAAATAATGGTGCTCCTGTAAATGGCGGTACCTATAGTGCGTCTGGTGGCTCAACATCAGGTTCTGCAGGCGGTTATACTCCGCCTCCACCTGCTCCAACATATAGTTCAGGTATTACTACAGCACAAACCACTCGTAAGAATTCAGAAACAGCTCAGAGAACAGGACAATCAGGAAATGGAATTTATATCGAACAAATAGGTGATAACAATGATATTACGATTCGCCAAGGTGTAACAATTACTGGTAAAAACAGAATTGAATTATATGCCAATGGAAATAATAATACACTCAATTTGAATCAAGGTTACAATGTCGATGGTTCTATTCCAAATTCAGAATATAATAATCACTATCAATACCTTAATCTATCTGGTGCGAGTAATAATATCACTACAAAACAAATCAATGGAACATCAACTGTAGGCCATTTTATGGAAACAACTGTAAGTGGTAATACGAATACATTAAATATGACACAACAAGGAGTAGGAAGTAAAACATTATTCTTAAATGTAAATGGTGGTTCTAATTCTGTGACCACAAATCAGAAAGAAGGTGGCCAACATTATTTGGATTTATCTTTGACCGGAAATGGCCATACAGTCAATGCCACCCAACAAGGTACGGGCAATCATGCAGCTACTATAAACTTTACTAATTCTGGCGGAGCTTCATCATTGAATTTAAATCAGTCTGGTTCAACGAATCAAACTTATTCAATAAATCAAAGTTGTGCTAATGCTGGTGGTTGTGCTACTACAATAACTCAGCCATAAATAGACACATGAAAATTAAAAAGTATAAAACGATTTGTGTATCTGACACTCACCTTGGATCCCGTGATGCTAAGGCTGACTTATTGAATAACTTTCTAAAACACCATGAGTGTGATAATCTATTTCTTATAGGTGATATCATTGATGGTTGGAAGATACAACAGAATAAATGGAAGTGGAAACAAAGCCACACCAATGTTATTAGACGCATATTAGGTTATGCAAAAAGAGGCACTCGCGTTACATACATTACAGGTAATCACGATGAATTTCTTCGTCCTTTTGTTAATCAGTTTTCTCTTGGTAATATTGTTGTTTGTAATCAAGCTGAGTATAGAGATACAGATGGTCGTTTTCTTTTACTCACTCACGGTGATATGTTTGATGGTATTACCCGTTTAGGTAAATGGATTGGTTTTTTAGGTGATTCTGCTTACGATTTCGTATTGTGGGTTAATACTAAATTTAATTATATACGGCATCGATTAGGATTTGGATATTGGTCATTAAGTAAGTTTCTTAAACACAAAGTTAAGAAAGCTGTGGGATTTGTTTTTAATTTTGAACAAAATGTGACCGAATATGGAAAAAGAAAAGGATATGATGGCGTGATTTGTGGGCACATACATACACCAGAAATTAAAATGGTTGGTGATATGATATATATGAATGATGGCGATTGGGTAGAATCGTGTTCCGCTTTGGTTGAACATGAAGATGGTCGTTGGGAAATAATCTATTGGAGCAAAATACTATGAAAGTAAAAGAAATAATCAAAAAGATGTATGAGGCTTGTGTCAAACACAAACCAAAAAAAGAAAAGAAACTTTGGTTCAAAGCTATCAAGAAAAGTTTAAAGCATAAGAAAACGCATATTATACAATGAAAATATTGGTAGTTACTGATAATTTAAGAGACCAAGTTAATGGCGTTGTCACCACATACAAAAACATTGAGGATATTGCTGTTCGTAATGGTGACAGTATTGTTTATCTTGACCCCCGGCAGTTCCGTCATATTGATTGTCCTTTATATCCTGAGGTCAAACTTTCCTTTCCTACATTCTTCTATAAAAAGATTAAGAAGATGGGTGCGGATAGGATACACATCGCTACGGAAGGCCCGCTAGGTTTATGGGCTAAGTTTTATTGTGATGCTAATAAAATACCATATACAACAGCCTATCACACCAAGTTTCCAGAATTCTTAAACAAACTTATCTGGATTCCTACATTCATTACATATCGTTATCTTAAATGGTTTCATCGCCATTCAAAAGCTGTTTTAGTTCCATCCAAATCAATGAAATCAGAATTAGAGGCTCGTGGGTTTAAAAACCTTGTCGTATGGACTCGTGGCGTTTCAAAAGATTTAATTGAAGTCAGACCTAATTCAGAAAAATCACAACCGTTAAAGTTATTATATGTTGGTCGTGTTTCTAAAGAGAAGAATTTAGATGCTCTATGTAAATTACAAAATGATTATGACATTACCATTGTTGGTGATGGACCAATACTCAATCAATTAAAATCAAAGTATAAAAAAGTGAATTTTGTTGGATATAAATTTGGTAAAGAATTAGTTGAGTATTATGGCAAAAATGATGTATTTTGTTTTCCTAGCTTGACAGATACATTTGGTATTGTTATAATAGAAGCACTATGTAATGGATTACCCGTTGCCGCTTATTATGTTACCGGTCCACAGGACATCGTTGATTATGGTGTCACAGGGTATATGGTTCAATCTGGAAATAATCTATCAACGGCTATTGAAATGTGTAAGTCGATAGATAACACCAGAGTTCAATCATTATCAATTGATAGATGGACTTGGGAAAATTGTTATGAAATATTTTTAAAGGTTATTAAATGAAGAAAATACTATTGAGTCCTTGGACTGCCATCATTACCTTATTGGTAATTGTGTCGGTTGTTTTTAGTGGACCAACTTTTGTCGAATCAGTCAAGTTAAGATATTTCGATACCTTAATTACAAAACAAAAAGAAACTGTTAATAATATTTACACAGTCAATATTGATGATGCTACAATAGACCGTTATGGTCAATGGCCATTTAAACGAGACCAATATGCAAACCTAATTGCTCAGTTATATGCTCATAATGCTGGTCTTGTAGTTTGGGATATTATGATGCCTGAAACCGACCGCTTAGGTGGTGATAAGGCACTTGCTGAAACACTCAAAGACCATCCTGTTATTCTTGCTAATGCACCAAGTCAAGTAAGTAAAAATAAAGCCAAGAAACCTGGTTCTGCTGTTATTGGTGCCGAGAACATCAAAACACTTCAGAATTATCCTGGTGTAATTGCTAATATTCCATTATTAGAAGATGCAGCTGTTGGTGTTGGTATGATTAATACACTTCCAGAAATTGATGGTGTGAATCGCCGTCTTCCATTATTCTTATCATATAATAATGAAGTTTATCCATCATTACCATTAGAAGTATTAAGAGTGATGTCTGGTGATTCTACATTCCAAGTTAAGTTAAATCAGAATGGTGTTGAGAAGATGCGTATACCATCTTTCAGACCAATTGCTACTGATTCATTGGGACAAATTTGGGTTGACTGGTCACAAAAGGCCAATCAAGTTTCTGCCGTCAATCTACCAAAAGATTTTAAAAAGGCGATTGTTATTGTAGGCACATCAGCTGCAGGTATTGGTAATCCTGTTGCTACAAGTTTAGGTTCAGTATGGCCTCAAGATATGCAAGCTGCAGTTATTGGTACATTGGTGAATAATGTCAATATCGAAAGACCAGATTGGGCACCAGGAGCTGAATTACTAACGCTTATTCTTATATCACTTATTATTCTATTCTTGAGCCGTTGGGTTTATATTGGGTTAGGTGTAGGAGTGGTTCTATTAGTTTCAATCGTACCGGTGTCAATGTATCTCTTTGATACTTACAAAATATTATTTGATGCCATTGTTCCTGTAGCGGGCGGTGTGTTAGTAATGTTACACGCTTATGGTATTAAGTTTGTTTCTGAATTCTTACAGAAACAACAAATTAAGAAACAATTTGGAACTTACTTATCTCCAGCTATGGTTGAGAAGTTACAAAAAGATCCATCACTACTTAAACTTGGTGGTGAAACGAGAGAACTTTCTATTATGTTCACAGATGTCCGTGGATTTACAACGATATCTGAACATTATGGAAAAGATGTGCAAGGTCTTACTCAAATTATGAATCGTTACATGACAGCGATGACTTCCAAAATTATTGAGAATGAAGGCACTTTAGACAAATACATTGGTGATGCTCAGATGGCTTTTTGGAATGCACCACTCGATGATAAAGACCATGCGATTAATGCTGTCAAAACAGGACTTGTTATGTTGGAGGATTTAGATGAATTCAATAAAGAAATTGCCAAAGAGAACATCCCAGCTTTTGGTATGGGCCTTGGTATTAATACCGGCGATGTGGTTGTTGGTAATATGGGTAGCGTTCAGCGTTTTGATTATACCTGCTTGGGAGATTCTGTCAACTTGGCTTCACGGTTAGAAGGCCAAAGTAAAAACTATGGTGTTCGTATTGTTTTAGGACCAAAAACTGCTGAGTATGTCAAAGATGTTTATCCTGTTGTTGAAATGGATTGTATTGCAGTTAAGGGTAAAACAGAAGGTGTAAAGATTTACACCGTGGGTAAAACTGTTGCATATATGCACAATGAATACTTAAAAGAATACTATCGTGGCGATTGGAAGAAAGCTATTGATTGGGCTAATAAAATGGTGAATAATGATGATGTCACAATCAAACATTATTATGAATTAATGATTGAAAGAATGGAAGAAGGCCTCCCGCCAAATTGGGACGGCACATACCGAGCCACTTCCAAGTAATTAACTCTCACCAGCCGAAGCTGATTTGTCATCTTCGTTTTGGTTAATTTTAATTTCAGCAGCTACACGCTCTTTCTCAATTGTTTTACCACGAAGGTGTAATACTGTATTTACTTTTTGGTTAAGACGAATCAAATCATTATCAAGCATACGAATACGGTCAATCAAACCAATAAGAACAGTATTCGCTTCACTTAAAATTGGTTTGATTTCTTTAGTCACCCAAGTCCATACATAAAAAATCAAATATCCCATACCGCCAGCTGCAACGATAGGGAATCCGTATTTGTTTATAAGTGCTACTACATCCATTATTTTTTCACCTTTTTCTTGTTGTGCTCTTCTAAAACAATTATACGAGTATTCAATTCATTACTTAAAGCCGATAATTGTTTATTAAGGTCATCATCGTGGGTATTTAATTTTAATAATTCTTCATCTAAACGAATATTCTTTTCTGTAAGCACATTGATAGAACTTCTCAATTCAATAATTTCATTTTGTTGTTCAGCATCGGTATCACGGTCATGCAATATAGTGCCTATAGCCCAAATGAGAAAACACCCCACAAATACAAGTAAATAATCTTTATATGTCATTTTATCCGGCCTGCCTTGTTAAAAAATTTGTTCTTATGCGTTTTGGTGAAAACGATTGTTCTATTGTTTGTATAACAGTATTATTATCAAATGGTTTACATGAGAACACATCTATATAAACATCACCCGTAGAATCAATAAAGTGTGCTACAATACTACTTGTTACGATAACTTGTATGGCTGTAAATCCTGCTTTATCTGGAAACTCAGCAGCCGTATATTCAATATGAGGTTCACCGATTGGTTCCATATCTATTGCACGAACAAGTCCTGTAATCCAATTATAAACATTTTCTTTATTTTGTATGCTAGGCACATGACAAGCATGACAATCTAATATTAAATGATAACCCCAATAATTTCCCAACATATTCTCCAATCAATTAATTATTTTATGTTTGTGGTTTTTCTGTTCCTTGAACCCAATCGTTAAGATTTTCAGCATAACGAGTAATACTGTGGTTGCTAAAGAAGTTAATTTCTTTGCGTTTTAATCCAACCAAGAAACCACGCCAGACATCTTTAGTAACTTGCCAGTTGGTTGGATTTCTTAAATTGCCATAATGGTTCATGTAATACATTCCACCAAAATGACGATACGGCCAAACTGGAACTCGTGCTACAATATCAGCATTATTGACAAAACGGAAGTGTAATAGTCCGATTGATTCAATTCCATTAACATACTTATGATTACCAACTTTTGGTGAACCATATGTAAATAATGCTTTTGGATTTGGACAATCTTCGGTTCTCTGTAATCGATATGATAATAGAGTAGCCATAGCTGCACCTAAAGAATGACCGGTGCACCAGATTGTTCTTGTTTTGCCGTAAGATTTTAATTGCTCTTCTAATTCGGGCCAAATATTATCAACACTTGTTTTAAAACCTTTATGAACATGACCAATACCAGTTGAACTTGGCACCATTATAGCGTTCAAGTCAGCTTTAATATCAGCGAATTCTGTTGGTTGTGTGCCACGGCAAACTACAACCAAATCGTGTTCGTTTTTAAGTAGATACGCTTGTGAACCATTTACATCAAAGAAATGAGCAAGAAAACCCATTTGTGCAAAAGTTTCTTCTACTTCTTCAATATTTTTATAAGCTAATTCACTTAATTTAGCAAATAAGTGAGCTTGTGCCGGAAATGGCAACATTTCTATTTTAGTCATACATCGCCTTTCAATACAGGTATTAAAAATACATTCGCTGGAAATATACTAAAATCTCCACCAGCCCATTGAATTTTTATATCGTCATTTACATTTGTATAACAACCCGGTAAAATATCACCATCAATTCTGGTTGCCATAGCTAGATATGGATATTCTTTACTAATTTTTTTGTTTGCACAAGGTTGATTGGTTACCCATATCACAACCTTATCATTATATTGATAGTATAACTTTTTGACAGGTTCAGCCGCTACTGACACGAATCCAAAAAATAACAACAATATAGAATAAAATCTAATCCCTGCGAGCATCATTTTTACCATCCGCACGAGCAATACGCTCTACATCGGGCTTTAAACCTAATGCGTTAGAAACAACAGTATCAATACGAATAACATCGTGATTCATTGTTCTAACACGATTATCTAAAGCGGTAATAATGCTACTTAACCCCTTGACAGAAGACGTGACTCCTGCGAGAATAAACTTTAATGTTAGGAATACAAAATAACCACCAGCCATGGCTGAGGCAATTGGAAACCCAACTTCTGCTACTAATTTGAAAAAGTCCATATTGTATCCTAAAAAAACACTTGACATTCTTATCTATTTATGATAGGATAATTGGCAAACTTGGTATTTTAAAATAAAACTTGGATAGATACCATTAAATTTGTAATATTTTTATGAGGCTGTAAATGGTAAGAACAATTGATTCAAATGTTGTAATGTATGGGCATGAACCTAAATTTGACCGAGAATTATCTAAAATTGAGTTAATGTCAACACTCAATTGGTATACTCAAAATAAAGATACCAAAGATGCTGTCAAGTATGCCAATGATTACTTCAAAAAGAACCATAAACTTAATGTAGATTCAGTAATTAAAAATTACTCTACAACCTTTGGTTTTGTCTGCCGTATTTTAAACAATGGAGGCAGTGTCAATGAAAAAGAACTCATCTGGTTTAATGAAACTATTGTCAAAATCAAAGAAGATTTGGCAAAACCTAAAGTTGATGTGGTGGTGGATGACAAGCCCGTGCAGCCGAATATACAAGACCGAATCAGAGAAAAAGCTTCAGAATGTATTGGAGAACTGGAAGGACTCCTAGACGAATACATTTTATCTAAATTCACAAGTAATCCTAAGCCCTATGGTATTATGCACACTCTCAATATTAAAGGTGTCCATACCAATCGCATTTTGGAACATTGGAAACGCATCCGTGCTGAATATGATAATGCACTCACAACAGAAGACGAACTCATCAAGGAAGGTTACTCCAACTTCTCCAAAACAGAGATTAAAAAAATAGTTGGTTTTTGTGATTCAGTTATTACAGATGCTATGAAAGTGGTGAGTGAAGCTAACAAGACACGCAAACCACGCCAACGCAAACAAAAATCTCCCGAACAATTAGTATCAAAATTAAAGTACCTAGATAAGCATGAAGAATTGGTATCAGAGAATTCAAAAGATATCATTGGTGCATTACAATTATGGGTCTATAATATCAAGAGCCGTAAATTGGGTTGTTATAATGCTGAAGATGCTTCGGGATTATCAGTTAAAGGTTCTTCAATTATTAGTTTTAACGAATCAAAATCAACACAGAAAAAGTTACGCAAACCTGAAGTCACTTTACCAGAAGTATTAAAAGGTGGTAAAGTATATTTACGAACCGCACTTGATGATATTAAAGCAGTAGCTTCTACATTAAATGGGCGATTGAATACAGATACAATTCTTTTAAGGATAATTAAATGACAATATATCTTAATGACAACCGTGATTACACACCAATTATTGAAAGATGGGTGCATGAATTCCGCGAAACACTAGATGATGACCCAGCTAATGGCGATTTAATCCCCGGTGATGAATCGGGTGATACGATACCAGGAATCAAAATCATATTTGATGGCTACGGTGAAAATGATGATGGAACAGCTGATATTGATAATGAATCTTATGCAGTATTCATTCACCAAGATTCGTTAGATTTAACTGAATTTCCACCACACGAACAAACGCCTTGGGCTTTGGTTCATAGGCCGAAAGAAGAAGTTTGTATTTACTGTTGGTATGATGCTAATACCGGTGAAGTGGATGTTATTCCTTTTGAAGATAACAATAGTACCGAATTAGACCATGATTATATCGCAACTCTTATTTTTGAACTAGATAAGAAATGGTTTGGTGATAGTGAACGCAATTCAGAAGAACATGATTCAGATGATCCAATTACCAAATTGATAGATGATGATGGTTGGCCTTTCCCAACATCGGATGATTAATTGCCTCACTTTTAGAAAACTTTGTAGTATAATGGTTACACTATGATTATATTTGACTTTAACCAGGTTGCGATTAGTAACCTAATGGAACAAATCGGGTCGTCAAAGACACCGGTAGATGAATCATTGGTTCGCCACATGATTCTTAATACAATACGAACTTATGTGAAAAAGTTTAAAGATACCTATGGACCAGAAGTTATTATTGCCTGCGATAATAAGAAATATTGGCGCCGTGAAGTTTTTCCACATTATAAAGCTGGCCGTAAAAAAGCTCGTGAATCTTCTGGCCATGATTGGCCAATTATCTTTGATTGCCTAAACAAAATAAGAGATGAATTAAAAAAACACTCACCATACAAAGTGCTTGATGTTGATGCTTGTGAAGCTGATGATATTATTGGAGTGTTAGCTGCTAAATTTTCATCTACACAAAAAATTATGATTCTTTCAAGCGATAAAGACTTTGCTCAATTACAAAGATATCCTAATGTTGAACAATTTTCACCTATCTTAAAAAAAACTATCAAAGAGCCATTACCGTTGGTTCAATTGAAACAACTTATTATTCGAGGTGATAAGAGTGATGGTATTCCAAATATTCTCACTCAAGATAATGTATTTGTAGATGGCGGCCGTCAGAGACCAATTACCGAAGTGAAGATTATTAATTGGTTGAATCAACCACCTAAAGAATTTTGTAATGAAGAAATGTTACGCAACTATGCTCGTAACGAGATGTTGATTGACCTAACAAAAATACCCGAAACTCTTAAAGAAACAATAATACATAGTTATGAAGAAGTTAAGGGACGCACCAAGCAAGAATTTATGAATTACATGATAGCGAACCGTTTAAAGAACCTACTTGAGGTTATTGACGAATTTTAAGGATGAACAATGAGTGCTGAAAAATTATATTCTGAAATATTTGAAGAATATCAAACACTAACCGACAAAAAAGACCAAATTGATTTATTAAGAAAACACGACCACAAAAGGTTTCGTGATTTTCTACAATTTGCTTTTGATAAAAATATCAAGTTTGATGTTGAGATTCCTGAATATAGACCAGCTATTGAACCCGCTGGCTTAAACTTCACCTATTTGGACCTTGAAATGGGTAAGATGTATCGTTTTATTGTAGGACATCCAAATAGACCTCCAGAATTAACACCAGAAAAACAACAGAAATTATTACTTGTTGTTTTAGAATCACTTCACAAAGATGAAGCTGAATTACTGGTAAATCTATTGAAGAAAGATTTGGGCATACCATCGCTCACAAAGAAACTTGTTTCAGAAGCATTTCCTAATTTAGATTTAGGTTAATATGAAAGTAGCTGTTGTTATCCCAACAATTGGTGCTCAACATTTAGAACAATGTATTGATAGTGTATTAAATCAAACACACAAAGATACGGTTATCTATTTGTTTAAAGATGGATTGGATGTTAAGATACCATCTTTTGTAAATAACATACCAAACATTAAACAAATACACCTAGATGAAAATGTAGGTAAAGGTTGGTATGGCCATCGTGTTTATGCAGCTTGTTCCTTTTTAGTTAATGCTGATATTATATGTTATCTTGATGAAGATAATTTTTATGAGCCAGAACATGTTCAAAATTTAGTAGAGACCATTTCAAAAGGAAATAGTTGGGCATATTCATTAAGAAATATTGTGGATAAGAATGGTGAATTTAGTTGCACCGATGATTGTGAATCTCTTGGTAAATGGCCCGTTTATTTTAACAATCAAGTATTTCATATTGACACTTCTTGCTTTGCTGTTCGCCGTGATGTTGCTGTTCAAATTGGACACGCATGGTATGGCCAATGGGGCGCTGACCGCCAATTCTTTAGTGCGATAAAAAAACATTACCCTAAATTTGATTGCACAAATGCTTATACAGTAAATTATAGGCTTGATGGTAATGAAAATTCAGTCACAAACGATTTCTTTGAACAAGGTAACAAAGAAACTCGCGCTAAATATGGTGATAATTATCCTTGGCTAGATAAAAGAGAATCGGTTCAAGTAGCTCCCGGCGTTTCAATTATTATGAAAGAAGCTTAAATGAAAACAGTTTTAATTACAGGTGCGGCTGGATATCTCGGTTCACATTTAGCAAAAACATTCAAACAGGCTGGGTGGAAAGTTGTTGGATTTGGCCACAAACGTCACACCATGAATCAGTATATTGATGTTATGCACTATGGCGATATTCGTGACCGTGAGTTATTAGAATCATTATTTCAACATATCAAATTTGATTTGGTTGTTCACACAGCCGCAAGAATTGAAGCTGGCATTTCAGTTAATGAACCCACAGAATTTTATGATGTAAATGTTGGCGGTACAACAAACTTATTAAATGTAATGACACACCATGATGTTAAACATATTATATTTTGTTCAACAGCTGCCGTGTATAAAACACAAGACAGACCAATTACCGAAGATGATGAGATTGCAAACAATTCGCCTTATGGGTTTAGTAAATACTTGGCTGAAGAAGCTGTTAAAGCTTCAAAACTTAATTATGTTATTTTCCGTTTCTTTAATTTGACCGGTGCGGATCCAGAAGGTGAATTTGGAGAAGCTCATGAACCAGAAACACATTTGATTCCAAAATTAATTTTAGACATGGATCATATTAAGGTTAATGGAACAGATTATGACACAAAAGATGGCACCTGTGTGCGTGACTATGTTCATGTTACTGATATTGCCGAGGCTCATCTCAATGCGGTTGAATATTTGGCCAAAGGCGGTAAATCAGATATATTTAATCTAGGAACCGGACAAGGGCATACCATTTTAGAAATTATTAAAGAACTTGAATTGGTTGCGAATAGAAAAATTAAATATGAATCAACCCCTAGGCGGGAAGGTGATGCTACAAGTTTAGTTGCAGACACCAAAAAAGCTACTATTGTTTTAAAATATACACCAAAATATGATATAACCTCAATTCTAAACACAGCATATGAATGGCACAAACATGGTTAAAAGAGTAAATCCAATTAATATTGAAGAAAAGATAGATTCTGGACTATTACAGAATAGCACAAACTTTTTATTTGGAGAAATTGATACCGAAAGTGTTCACAAAATCATTAAATGGATTGTTTACGAAAACACTCTTAGCTTAAAAACACCATTGACACTTTATATTAATTCACATGGTGGTTCGCTACTTGATGCCTTTGCTCTGATTGAAGTGATGAAGAAATCTAAACGAAAGATTAGAACTGTTGGTATAGGTTCGATTATGTCGGCTGCATTTGTAATTTTTGTATCAGGTAGCAAAGGTGAAAGATATATCTCAAAGACATCGAGCAATTTGTGTCATCAATTATCAACCGAAATTGAAGGCAAACACCATGACATTAATAGTTACTATAAAGAAACCGAAAATAGTAATCAAAAAATGGTAGAACTATTATCGCAGGCCTGTGAACTTGACAAAAATGAGATTAAGAAATTACTATTACCACCAACCGATGTTTGGTTGTTGGCCAATGAAATGATTCAATTTAAACTAGCTGACAAATTTTTTGAGGACTTAAAATGACATACCAAGCAGACCTAAAGAGAAAGATTGCTGAACTTGAAGCCAAGATTACAATCGCTGAGGTTGATAAATCCGAACTGGAAGAAGAGCTCCGCCGCCTGAAAATTGCAGAATTTGAAGAAGATTTGCAAGAAGAAGGCAGGCAATCCTTACTTAAAGGATAATACCCTTTAAAATCAAGAGCTTAAAAGCCCTTGACAAAATGACATTTTTGTGTTAGCATGGACACATGATAAAAATGCCAAGTATTAATTCAGTAGTAGAGGTAACAACCCGTTACCGAACCAATATGTTTTTTGCCGATAAAAGAGGCTATCAAACATTCACAAAAATGGGTAAGGTCATAGCTGCACCTAAAGGTGCTTCAGCTGACAGTTTTGCCCTCCAACATGATTACCTATCCGTGATTAACCTCGGCAAGGTAATCGATATCAAATTCCTATCAGGTGATTCCGTTGACATCCAATCTTATATCGTAAAAGGTAAAGGTGGTCAATATCAAGTTATCCGTAACGGCCAAGAGTATTCCTGTACCTGTATAGGATTCAAATACCATTCAAAATGCAAGCACATCACCGAAATAAAAGAATCCCTTTAAAATCAATGACTTAGCGCTAAGCTCTTGATTTATAACGAAAAAATAGCTCTTGACTTTATGGCAAACCTGTGATATAATGGTTGTATAAATTGAGAAGGAAAGATTATGTTATTATTAAACAAAAAAGTTAAGCAACCAATACCAGTCACAAAATTTGAGATTTTGGACATTATTGGCACTATCAAAAATCTACCTCCCGATAATTATGAGTTTTTTATTGGCGCTTTGGTCAATGATTATCCAGAGCTTGCCGATAATTTACAATTTGCAATTAATTCAACATTCCAGGAGAAAAAATAATGATTAGATTTATTTTTGGTTTTTTTCTTATTTTTGGTGTGGTTGGTGGTATTGAAAACACCGAAAATATGACACCCGAAAAATCTATTATATTTGCATTAGCTACAATTTTAGCGCTAATAAGCATGTATTATGGATCTAAAAAATTGAGTAAATAATAATTGATTATCTATACCAATCAATCTTCCAAGAAGAAGAAACGGAAACCTAACGCCAAGCAACGAGCCCAACAGGCATCTTGGCAAGCTCTCCTTGATAGATGGGACATCAAACCGGTTGACATGAAGAAGTCCAAGACCGTTGTGATTAAAGACACTCCATATCGCAGGGAAACGCTCCAATACCCGTCCCTTAATTCGGATAAAGGCAACACCTTTAAACCTAAAGACAAGGTTTATACAGGTACAGCTGTGCTCGGGATAGGTACTCTCCACAAGTCCAATGCGGTTCCAGTATTCAGTAAGGAAGACGCTGAGGATCAAGCAAAGATGAGAAGATAAAATGCCCTTAATAATCAAGAGCTTAGCAAAGCCCTTTAAAATCAAGAGCTTAGCGAAAAAGTGCTAAAATAGTGAAAATAATGCTTGACTTTTCGGCAAACCTGTGATATAATGGTTACATAGAATTGAAAAGGACACAAAATATTATGAAATTATTATCAACAGGCAATCCAAAAATCTTAAAAGGTATAAAAGAAGGTTATAACACTTATATTTTACACCTTGCACCAGCTGATTTATCAGGTTATAATACATGCCCAAAAGCTACTGTCGGTTGTAAGGCTGCTTGCCTTAATACCGCTGGTCGTGGTGGCATGTTTAAAAAAGGTGAAAATACCAATATGATTCAACAGGCTCGTATTCGAAAGACAAAAATGTTTTTTGAAAATCGTACCGAATTTATGAACCAATTGGTTAAAGACATTGAATTGGCTATCAAGCAATCTGCTAAAAAAGACTTGATTCCAGTATTCCGTTTAAATGGTACCTCTGATTTAAGTTTTGAAAAGTATGAGGTTGTCCGTAAAGGTGTTTTATATCGCAATATTTTTGCTGCCTTTCCAGAAACCCAATTTTATGACTACACCAAGGTGCTTGGTCGTAAGGTGACTGAAATTAAGAATTATCAATTAACCTTTTCAGCTGCTGATGGAAACGATAATGATGTTACCAAAGCTATTAAAGAAGGTTACAATATCGCTACAGTTTTTGGTCTTAAAAAGACTGAACCGATGCCTGCCGATTATCTTGGTAGACCAGTTTTTAATGGCGATGAATCAGATTTGCGCTTCTTGGATCCAAAAGGTGTTATCGTTGGTTTATATGCCAAAGGTAGAGCTAAAAAAGATACAAGTGGTTTTGTGAAATATCCAGTTTTTATGTTAAAAGCTGCTTAAGAAAAGGAGTATTATATTATGGGAACACGAAGTTTAACCTATGTGTATGGCGGTGACCGAGAGACCAAACCGCTTGTGTGTATGTATCGCCAATTTGATGGCTATCCATCAGGTCATGGCCAAGAACTTATTGACTTTTTGAAGCCAATTAGATTGGTAAATGGTTTAGGTGTTAATGAGAAATCAAAAGTAGCGAATGGTATGGGTTGCCTTGCAGCTCAATTAATCGCTAACTTTAAAACCGAACCTGGCCAATTTTACTTATATGAACCAGATTTGGAACAAGATTCTGGACAAGAGTATGAGTACCATATTTTTAACCATGGAATTGATGTGAAAGATTATTATGGCAAAACCATATTTTCGGGCGACTATGAAGAATTCGATAGTTTCTGTAAAGAAGAATAGCGGCAAACTTGGCAATCCGCTCTTGACAAATTTGCCAAACTGTGTTATAATGGACATTCAATAATAAAAAAGGAGTTTTATATTATGAGTAAAGCAACAAAAACAAAAACAATGAAATTGAAGCCGTTTCAAAAGCTTCTAACCCTTATGATTTCTGGTAAGCCAGTTACGGTTGATGAAATTGATACCTTGCTTGGCAAAGAAATTTACATGTACCGTCTTTCAACCTATATTTGGCACATTAAAACTGTAGCTAATGGTGTTGTTAAGGCAATCAAAACAGGTCGAAAAGTGACAGCCTATCAGGTTATGAATGTCGACCAAGTTAAAGAGTATATGACACGAGTTGGTGTTACTGGCTCTGGCTTTACACCAGGCGCTATTGTTAAAAAACAATCAATCTCTAAACTGGCTGATTTAAATGCAGTTGCTGAGGTGATTGTGAAAGCAAAAGAACCTGAAGTAATTTCTAATCAACCCGTAGCTAAAGCTGCTTAATTAGGAGAATATAATGGCTAAAATACTTTCAAAATGGCAAATGACTAATGATGTTTATAAATCATTTTTAACCTCACCAAAATACGGCCGTAAATCTAGTGGTTTACGAGCTGCAATTCGGGAAGAGTTTGATAATGCTCCATTTAGGATGCAGATTCAAGTTGAATTAAAAAAGACAGAAAAATTAACAGGTTTTTCTGGACTACCATATAAGGTTTTATTTAGAACTAAAAAACAATTACCTAATGGTAATAAAGTTATTCAGTTTGTAAAAGCGCCTTTATAAGTTAGACCATAGGGAACTTAGCCCGAGCCGAGATATCGGTAATGGGCTAGTTTTAAATACCCGTAATGGTGCCCTACCCCTATTTTTATGAATATATTTTATTTACATAACGACCCTAAACAATGTGCTCAAGAACACCTTGATAAGCATGTTGTTAAAATGATTATTGAGTATGCTCAATTGATGTCAACCGCTCATCGTGTGCTTGACGGTCAAAGTTATATAGATAAAACGGTTAACAACCGAAATATTAAACGATGGCGTCTTGATGATGCCAATCGTGAAACAAGATTGATGAAGGCCTCTCATATGAACCACCCAAGTGGTATATGGGTTCGTGCCAATCAAAAGAACTACATGTGGCTGTTTGAAATGTGGTCGTATCTCCTAGAAGAATACACTTTTCGTTATGGCAAACAGCACGCATGTAGCCGATTAATGGACATATTGAATTCACCACCAAATAATATAACGAGTGGTGAATTTTATCCTCCAACACCGGCTATGCCAGATGAATGTAAGATTGCCAATGATTCGTTAGCATCTTACCATAAATATTATGTTGAAAGAAAGAGCCATTTCGCAAAATGGACTAAACGAGATATACCTATATGGTATAAAAATGGATTAAATAATGCCAACCTATATTTTTAGTGATACGAATACTGGAGAAATACATGAAAGGTTTATGAGTATGGCTGCTCGTGAGGATTATCTTAAAGAAAATCCACACATGGTCACCATCATTCAAGCACCTATGATAGTATCAGGAGTTTCTACTTCTAATGCTAGACAAAATAAAGTACCTGATGGTTTTAAAGAAGTGTTATCTAAAGTTGCTGAAGCTCACCCTACGAGTGCAATCGCTGAAAAACACGGCAGAAAATCTATTAAAGATGTAAAGACAAGAGAAATCGTCAAGAAGCATGTTGACAAAATAACAAAAGGAACCAAATGAAAAAATCTCTATTATTAATTGCTTTATTATCAGCATGGAATGTTCAAGCTGCAGATAAACAAAATGTAGCACATATTCAATTAGTCCATCGTAATACTGTTGGTGATAATGCAAATGATCCTAACCGTAACGGTTTTAGTATCACTCAGGCTCATAAACTAGCAAACAATTTTAGTTTAGATGTGGCGGCTCAATATCGTGAACAAAATGGTAGCGATAAAAATACGACAACAAGGATTGAATTTGGTGCTACACCTCACAATGATTTCTTTTATATAAGAACAGCGTTAGGTATTAAATCTAATGATGATAGTCATCTCTATTATTCTTTAGAACCAGGATTAAAGTGGAAATTATCTGACAAGGTAATAGTCAAAACTGGATATCGTTATCGTGACGCTTTTAGTAGCGATAAAAATGATATGACACACACCGCTCGTATCGGTGCAGAATACGCTTTAACAGATACACAAAGCATCACAGCAGGCTATGACCGCTCATTTGGTGATAGCGAATTTAATGGACTTTCAGCGGGTTACGCTATTAAGTTTTAATTTTTAGAAAGTTATATTATGTTTAATTATGTGAAGCTACCTGAGCTGGATTTCGAGCTCAAATCAGAAACAACAAATAAGGGCAGAACCTATATTACGCCTAATGGAGATGTTTATCCATCCGTAACAACGGTTCTATCGCCTTATTCAAAAGAGGCTATTCTTTCATGGCGTAAAAGAGTTGGTGAAGAAGTAGCTAATAAAATATCCACACAAGCATCAACCCGTGGCACCAAACTACATTCGGTTTGTGAAGCTTATTTGCTTGATGAAATACCCAAAGAAAAAATGCAAATGATTATGCCTGATACTAAAGAATTATTCTTTAAAATCAAATCTCATATTGACGAAAACATTGGCACAATATATTCAATCGAGCGTCCTTTATTTTCAGATAAATTAAAGATTGCTGGTAAGGCTGATTGTATTGCCGAATGGAATGGTGAACTATCGGTTATTGATTTCAAAACATCTTCAAAAGAAAAGAATGAGGATTGGATTCAAAACTATTTTATGCAAACAACAGCTTATGCTGAAATGTTTGAGGAGATGACCGGTAAGGTTATCAATCAAATTGTTTTGGTATTTGCCTTAGTTGAAGGTGGGTCACAAATTATCGTTAAACAAAAACACGATTATCTAAAACCATTGAATGAATATATTGATTTTTATTGGTCAGGCATTAATGAAGAATACGCTTGACATTATTGATTAATTCTGATAGGATTGCATCATGGAAGCTTTAATGAAATTGAGTTTTTTAGGATTAGCCTTTTTGGGACTTATATTATTTTTTTTAGGCGAAGTTATTGGTATGATTATTAAATATGTTGGTTTAATTTTAGCTATCATTTTTGCAATTGTGTTTTTGGTTATGGCGTGTTTCTAATATGGCTAAACATTCAAACGGCGGTAAAGGTTGTAAACTAAGGCCATTAAGTGTGAGCCAGGAAGAATTCGATAGTAATTGGGATAATATCTTCAAAAAAGATAGATCCAAAGACAAAAATATACTAAATAAAGCCAATAACCAAACACACTCAACGGTTATTAACACAAACACAAACACACAGGAGAAGTAATATGTCTAATATGACACCATTTGAAATTCGTCTCGAATTATTAAAAATGGCCAAAGATATGCTTGAAGAGGATTACCGAAGCAAGCGTGAACAAATAAGTAATGATTGGTCAGTCAAAGTTGAAGTAGCTAAACTTAATGGCGGATCAATACCAGACCATCCTGGTTTTCCAACTTATCCATCCGAAAAAGAAATTATTACCAAAGCACAAGAACTTAATGGCTTTGTTTCTAATATAGATTCCAAACCAACTGTAACGGTAACAAAAAAATCTAGCGCAACCGTATAGACAAGGGCGTTTTTTAGCCTTTAACTAAAAGGAAACACTATGCAAAGAATTAATATACTTAGCACATCAACAATAATTATCGCAACACTTATATCAGTATTAATAGTTTTAGGATTCAGTAGTGTAATGGCAACACAAATGAATCCAATGCCAATTAAAATTAGTTATAACGATTTATCACCAAAAGCAAAACAACAAGTAGAATGCTTAGCCCAAAATATCTACTTCGAATCAGGACACGAATCACAAAAAGGCCAAATTGCCGTAGGCATGGTCACCATGAATCGTGTTAAAAGCGGAATATTCCCCAATACAATCTGTGGTGTAGTTAAACAAAAAACACAATCAACTTGCCAATTTTCTTGGATTTGTGAAGGCAAATTTGATGTCAAATCCTTGACACACTTCAATAATTCATTGTATAATGGTGTTCGTGAATTAGCTGTATATGTTTATGCTAATCACGATAAGATAGAAGACCCAAGCCGTGGTGCTTTATTCTATCACGCAGATTATGTCAATCCAAAATGGAAGAATGTAACATATCTAACACAAATTGGCCGACATAAATTCTATGATAAAAAGGAAACAAACTAATGGTACAAGTAAAAGAAGCCGTTAAAGTAAGTGCAATCTTCTTTGTTTGTTTAACAATCATATTGTTATCAATTACTGGTGGTGTTGCATATTATCATGCTCACGACCGAGTATTGATGTCAAAGAATGTTTCAGAAGCAATTGAAAGGGGAATTGACCCACTATCAGTAAGATGTTCATATGCTTCACACTCTGATACCGTTTGTGTTGCATATGCGTATTCAAAACAAGGCAAAACATCAGCTTCCGACCAACCTATATCAATTAAGAAATAATATGCCAACAAAAGAAGAAATGAATAAGTTTTCCCGAGCTATTGACGGTTTAGTAGCGAATACCGATTACAATTATATTGAAGCAATTGTCGAACATTGTAAGAAAACCGGATTAGAAATAGAAGTGGCAGCCACACTCATCAACGCAAATCTTAAATCAAAGATAGAGATGAATGCCATGGACCACAATTTACTTAAAGAAAAAAGCTCACGATTACCAATATGAGTTTAACTGCTATCTCATATCTATATGATAGATGTTTGTTAAAATAGCAAAATAACTTAAAGGAGTATAAAATGCCTAAAGTCACTTTAGATGTTAATTTAATAGCTAATGTAGCGCTTGCTGTATTAGTAGTTGAGTTAGTTGGCAAAATCACCGGTTGGTGGTAAGTTAAATGAGTTGGGAGAACTCTACAAAACTCCCACTTTATTATGATGAGAAATTATGACTGGTTATGAAGCATACGAATTATTTCAAGCCTTAAAACGGCATTTTACCCAAGAGAAATTTGATTTCTTCAAATATCGTGGGCATATTAATACATCAAAAGAAGCATTTGAGAATCGTAAAGACAAATGGCACTTCTATAAACTCTCACGCAAGTTTGCAACAAAGGAAGAACTTACCAATTTTCTAATAGCTAATTTTTTAGATGATGAAAATATTTGGGTAAATAATCTTCTCCAAGAAGAAGCTGATATCAAATACATTCAATATAAAAAGGTGATGCAATCACTTGCCTATACCTTTGAGAATGATTGTGTATCAATATTTGAAGGTTGTAATAATCCAAATAGCTTATTGGCAACCAATGGTGACTATCCTATCCTACTCACCAAGGCACTTCGTAAAGAGATTCATATACAGACCCTAGTTTTACTGAATAACATTCTAGGGTTCGTTCCAATGTGGTCCAAAACTATTACGGACACCATTCGTTGGCCTAATTATCATATGAAGATGATTAAGATTGCCTCATTTCTACCTCAGGATAGTGTAAGATATAAGCTCATATTGAAAAAGGTTTTAGTTTAATATGACTAAATAAGATTATATTATGGTAATTAGTGGATAAAACAAGATACAAATATACAATAACATACTTTACATACGAAAGGCAATACAATGAGTAATTTTGATTCATTAAAACGCAATCGCTCTAGCTTAGAAAAATTAACTAAGGCAATTGAAGCAACAACTCAATCAACTTCAACCGAATCCGGTTCACGAGAAGACCCCCGCTTATGGCAACCCACAGTAGATAAAGCAGGTAATGGCATGGCTGTTATCCGTTTTCTACCAGCACCTTCAGTAGATGGTGAAGACGCATTACCATGGGTTCGAGTATTCTCTCATGGTTTCCAAGGACCAGGCGGTTGGTATATTGAGAACTCTCTCACTACCCTTAACCAAAAAGATCCAGTTTCAGAATATAATTCTACATTATGGAATTCTGGCATTGAAGCAAATAAAGAAATCGCTCGTAAGCAAAAACGAAGATTAAATTATATTGCCAATGTCTATGTGGTTTCTGACCCAAGTAATCCAGAAAATGAAGGCCAAATTCGCATTTACAAATTTGGTAAAAAGATTTTCGACAAGATTACTGAAGCTATGAATCCAGAATTCGCAGACGAAACTCCAGTTAACCCATTTGATATGTGGGAAGGTGCAAACTTTAAATTGAAGATTCGTAATGTTGAAGGCTATCGTAACTATGATAAATCAGAATTTGCTGATAAATCAGCATTACTTGATGGCGATGATGCAAAACTTGAAACATTATGGAAACAAGAACATTCATTAAAAGAATTCTTGGATCCAAAACACTTTAAACCTTATGAAGTATTAAAAACTCGTTTAGATAAAGTATTAGGTTTTGAAGGTGAAGTAGCACCAAGAACTAAAGCTGAAGATGTTGTCGTTGAAAATTTTAACGATTCATCACTAAATGTAATTGATATGAAGATTGCTTCTGACGGTGACGATGATTTAGATTATTTCAAATCATTAGCTGGTCAAGAGTAATACTATCTTTGAACGAAGAATACCCGCTTAGGCGGGTATTTTTTTATGCCACTCGGGCAAGAACCATATTTGTTGGATTTGCTTTATCTTTAGTCATTGTAACTGGTTGATTATTAACTACTTTGGTGTTATTGGTTGTGGGTGTATTAATAATCATCGGTGTTTGTGATTTCGCTTGTTGTCTTTGTCCTGATGATACTTCATTAGATGCAGTTGCAACTTGTGATCCTGTAGGACCGCTAGACATCGCTGCGTAAATTTGTTGTGAGGATGCTTCCCGTGCTGCAGCTTTTTTTCCTGTAGGATCAGCAAAAGCAATTGCTTTATTAACCTTAGACATATTTTCTACATCTTCTGGTTTTAGTCCTTTATAACTTAATAAGAACCATGGAATCGCTTTAGCGGCAACTTCAGGAGAATTTAATGAATCAGGATTACTTAAAACATCAACACCTACAAATTTAGAAATGGCAGCATATTGGTTTTTACCTGTGTGTTGAATAAACCCACGACCACGATATTTGAAACCATCACCTGGTGCGGAATTACCATCAGTTGTTTTGTAAACTTCATTTGCTAATCCTTCAGGATTGTTGACAAGTGGTTGTGCAAATTCAACCGAAGGAATTCTTCTTTTTCCAAAAACATCTTGAATTCTTTGTGGTGAGCTATAATTTAAATTTTCACTTTGTACCTTAAAATTGGATTCTGCTTTTACTGTCGCTAAAACATTTGCGTGAGCTTTAGGTGATGTGACACCAGATTCATTCAATGATTTTACGATTGTTGCTTGAACACCAGAAACTTCTAAAGGTTTTTCTTCTTTACTTGGCACCTTTGCTGGTGCAGCTGGTGCTGGTTTTGGAGCTAATATTGTTGGCGTTGGTGCAGCTGGCTGAACTTCTGGTTTTGGTGGTGGAGGTTCAGATGGTAGAGTAACGGGTTTAGATAATAGGTCAGCAGCTTTTTGCTGAGCATCTTTTTCTTTATCTGTTACTTTGCTTTTTAATATATCGGGAACAACAACTTGTTCTTTTTGAGGTGTTTCTTTGGGTGCCTCTTTAGGTTTAATATCAATTCCAAATAATTTTAATACGCTATCAAATTTACCACCAACCCAATCAGAGAATTTACCAAAAAATTCTTGTATAGGTTTAATTACAGGCATTAGAAAATCTGCAGCTCCTTGATATAAATTCTTTATTGTTTCTTTGTCAATAAATCCCAAAGTAAGAAATTCAACAAGAGATCCAACACCTTCTTTATATGCTTCCCAAATAGAACCTGTTTCTTTCCATTTTTCAAAGGCTGATGATATTGTTACCCATATAGTTGATATGATTAATACCGGTAATGCTATTTTTCCTAAAACTTTTATTATATTTTTAGGACTGAGTAACTTCATGAACCCTTTCATCACATTTTGAATCATCTTTCTAGGATTCAAAATATTATCCATCAATGTTCCTAATATTCCTTTTTTCTTTGTAGATTTTTCTTCAGTAACAACTGTTGGTGCTTTGAGTTTTTCTTTGGTTTTATAATCTTGTTCAGCAATAAACTTCTCATCAACACCTTCTTTAGCTTCACCACCTTTTTGTTTTACGATACCGATAATTGATTGAACTGCTTCATTTAAATCGCGAGCAATGCCAGGTAGAAGTAGAAAATTCTTAGCGGCAAGACTAAAAGAATCTGCTAGATTACTTTTTACATTTTCTTTATCGGTGACTGGCGTTGGTGACATTTATTATGTTCTTGCTAATAGATTTAATAAATCCATATTATAAGTATCGCCCACTTGTGGTTTGCTTCCATTTCCCATAGAACCAGATGTGTTATTTGTCACAGGAGCATTAACTGACGAACCCATATCAGCTGCTGATTCCATTCTTTGACCTTCAGAAATTTGTGATGATTTTGCTGCTAAATCAGCTCCCATAGTAGAAGATGAACCTGTTGGAGCTGGTGATGTTCCTCCTCCAGAAGAACTTCCACCACCCAGCATTGAAGCGCCACCACCTAATGAGTTTTGTGCTGGACCGCCAGCAGATATTTTACCACTAATAGCTGCAGCTGCTTTGTCCATAGAACCTGAAAGCATATTACCATAACCACCTTCAGGACCTTTACTAAATTTATCCATCGCAGTAGCTAATTGAGTTTTAACAGGATTAACTACATTTTTTTCATAGTCTTCAGCACGACCTAAACTATAATCGCCTTTTGCATTTAATTTCTTAATATTTTCTAAATTACTTGCAGTAACAGAATTTATTTGGCCTAAAATATCAGCTCGTTGTTTACTATCTTTAGGCATTTGGCTACCTAAAGTTGTGGCTTTTTCTAATCCTTTACTAACTTCTTTTATGATTCCATCAGTAGATTCTTTTGTTGGACTTAAGCCTAAATCTTTACTAACGCCAGCAATAACATCTGTGGCTTTTTGCATTTCTTTTTGAACTTTTTCAACCGTTCTCTGCACTTTATATTCACCAGCTGAATTTTCTTTTACTTGGCTTGATGAATCTTTTTTAAACGGGTAATACGGACCAATACTGATTTCTTTATTTACAACAGGTATTACATAAGACATTCTTGGAATACCAACATTGTTAGCAATCCAATCTTTAAATGAGTAATAAGCTTCTTTAATGCTGTCTATAATTGGCTCAACAACTTCGCCTATACTATTAATTAATTTTCTTAATGAATCTTCACCAAATAAACCAAAAGTTAAAAAGTCAATCATAGCACCAAGACCGGTTATGATTGCTTCTCCCAAATCACCAGTTTCTTGCCATTTTTTAAATCCAGCGGTTATACCTTCAAATAGAGAATAAAGTAAGGCGCCTATGGCAAAAGCTTTACCTAATATTTTTAAAAGTGACATTGGATTAAATACTGATGTTATTCCACCAAGTAATCCATTTTTAACAGAAT